ACCTTATCAACTTCTACTTTTATATCAGATTCTTGTATTGAAGGGAATGAAAATTGCTTACCATTAGATCCATCCCCAGTATATTCGACGAATGTTGTTGCCATTTTTTATTTATACATTGCTAATAGTTGTTGGAAACTGGGGGTGGTGGTTACTCCTTTAAACTTTCTTTTTTGTTTCTTTGCTAATTGTTCTTGTGCTAAAGCAGATACTTCTGATCTACGCATAGCTATTTCCCAAGCTATCTTTTTCTTTTTCTCTGACATCATTCGGATTACTTTATTATGATAGTAATCTCTTGGCTCATAGTCTCCTCTATAGCCACTTGCCATATCATTATCCATTTGATCTATAGAATCCAGTATATCTTTCCTTACTGCTAATCTATTGAGATCAGCTTCAAAGTTTAACTTACCAAATTCTTCTTGGAATATAGATCTGATACGTGGATGTTTAGTTAGATTTGTACCATCTGGTGCAGTATAAGTTAGGAAACGTAAATCAAATTTACTATTAATAACAAGTTGTCTACCTGGACTATAATCTAAATTAAAGTCAACAGGTATAAGTGATTTAGCAACTCTAGTTAAGAAGTCATAATCTTTAACTGGTTTACCGTTTAATATATCATATTTAATTGCTAATGGTTCTTGTGCTATATTTTCAGTTATTAAGTTTCTATTTCTTATAGCATCAAATACACTAGAACCTAGTTCACGGGTATGAGGAGTAAATATTTTACCTATTTCAGCTCGTAAATTACCTAATGGTACTACATTATTAGTTAAAGAACTACCAACTCTACCTAGACTTCCTGGCTGACCACCAAAAGCATCTACCCACATCTGCATACCTTGTAAGTAAGACTTACTTGCTATACCTTGAGCAACTATTAGTGACATTTTTTGAAGTTGATTTTCTGTCCACTCTTCACCCATTAACTGACTAGCATCACCTACATCAGCAATTATAGACCATGCTTGATTAAATGGTTCGATAGAATCATAACTAATCCATACATCTCCAATCTTAATTGATCTAGGTTTCCATCCTAAATCTAACCATAACTGTCTAGTTTGTCTATCTACTGGTCCATTACCAGTTAAATTACCAGACATCCAAGACCAAGAAGCAACACCTACTAAAGATGATCCCATAGCAAGTCTGCCTGTTTGAAGTGCTCTAGCGTTAGCTAATTCTTCAACACTTGTTATACCATACTGTGCTACAGTACTTAGATCTTTTGGATTAGCAAAAGCTATATCATTGAATTCTTTAACTAAGAAGTTAAATCCAGGTGTATGCTTAGCAGTTAAAGCGAGACCATTAACACCAGTCCTAGCGAATAGGAAGAATGGTTTAGCCCATGGGTTAGCAGTGAATACATCATTTAATCCCTTTGAGAATCCAGTAAGCTCTTGCGTAAGTGTTACTTCTTTAGCTGCAAACTTAGTAGCTTCATCTATTAAGTTGCCATCAGCATCAAAGATCTGTCTATAAAAATCTTCTTCAAATACACTAAGTAATTGAGGATTTATTTCAGATATTAAACCTTTACTCTGAGCATCCATAGCTGATCTCATAGCCTTCTCTCTCATCTTAGATCTACCTAAGATATGCCTAAAAGCATCATCAGTAGCTGCCATTAGTTTAGTAGAGTAAGTTAACCAGCTATTGTTATTCCAGTTTCTAGCTTGGTTAGCCATAGCAAACATAGCTCGTTCACCTGGAGTAGCTCTTCCACTATCTTCTGCCCAACGTCTAAGTAGTTCCCAGTTCTCATCACCTTTAGTAAATTCAGAGAATCTAGTCTTCATGCTAGATACATCACCACTCCAATAAGAGTTAAGTTTAGTTTTAAAGATTTCAAAGCTTTCTGGTATAGCTTGCATCATAGCATTCATTGAAGCTAAACCGGATCTCATAGTTGTCTGATCTCCTCTTATGGTAGCTCCTATAACAGTTGACATAGGACGTAAGAATGTAGCTGTACTTGTACCCATAACAGCTCTCATAGCTGTTTTAGGACCACTAAGTACACTATGTACCATCATACCTTCCATTTCTCTAATCAAAGCACCAGTCCTATCAGGACCGCCTGGCTCTAATTGACCACCTTTAATCATCTTTCTACAGAAAGCATCAAAGTCATCTAAGTTATTTACTGTTTTCATAGCAGAGAATAACTCAAAGGTAGCTAATAGTAGATCATCATTCTTATCATCTTTAGCTATTTGTAAAACACTAAGAATAGCATCTTTAGTATCTTTCATGTCTGCTTTAACAGCATCTTCTATAGCTTGTTTTCTACCTATTTTACCTGCACCTATACCTCTAAATGAATCAGAAGACCATGCTCTAGCTCTTTTAATCTCAGTCATAGCAGTCATCATGGTATCAAATACCTGCTGCATAGGACCGTCTTGTTCTATTAAGTTAACAAAGTCAGCTAATTCTCTACCAGCTATGCCGTTATCTCTTAACTGTTTAAGTAAAGAACCTACTACTAGATCACCTGCAACTATATTCTTAGTAGTCCAAGTCTCAATAGTCTCAACGACATTACCAGCATCATCAGTTATATCATACTTAATAGAGGATCTATATAATTCATCAAGATAATCTTCAGTTGCCGTCTCAGCTGCTTCTCTACCTAATGTCATACGTTGATGGGTTGCGACTGCATCTCCATAAACATCCATTAAGGTTTGTCTCCCAGCTCTTATGTCAGCTAATTCACCTTGGAATTTCTGATCACTCATTAAGCCTCTAAGGACTCCATCTACTATCTCTTCTGTCATCTCCCCAGTTTCTGCAACACGTTCTCTTTGAACTGGTGTAGTTACAGAACCTGTTGAACCATCTTCAGCATCATATTCTGTTCTTGTTCTCTTTAGTTGCTCTCTAGCTTTACCTGGAGATACTTCAGATTGATGTGCTCCTTGATGTGGAGATGCAATGTTTTTATTTTTACTAGCACCAAACTCATTCTTTCTTAGTTCTCTAACACCTTTCTTTAGAGTTTGGTAATCAATACTAGCTTTTCTATTATCTACTTGAGATCTAACTGCACCACTACCTCTACCTAGTATCATTGTAGCACTGTCAAATACCATACCTATACCCATACCTTCTACAATATTCTTGAACTTCATCCACATAGGATGATCTGTATCTTTTGTAGATAGTGGTGTATCCATCCAGCCATGTCTATCTCTCATCATACCGAGAGCATTATGACCATCAGTTTCTTTTGATAGTATGTCAGCCATGGCACCGATACCAGCAGCTCTAAGGAGGCTATACCCAGCTACACCTGTTAAGGAAGCTGGAGCTGATATACCTGCTGCACCTGCTGCTGCAGTAATACCAGCAGCCATAGTACCAAAGTGTACAGTACCTCTTAGTAAAGAACCCCACCAAGTTGTAGTGATGATAGGATTCTCATGATCTACAAAGGGAGACCAATCAGGTCTATAGTAACCTTGTGTTTCCCTTTCTCTCTGCATTTCCCCTGAGAACATATCAACAGTACGCTCAGGGAATGTAGCTAAAGAAGAAGCTGTATCTTGTATACCACCAGACAGAGCTGATTGTACTTCTTTCAAAGCTCCTTTAAAACCACCGCCACCTTCTTGAAGTCTAGGATCTTCCCTTTCTTCTGATTCTACTTGTTTAGATTTATGAATAATCTGATCAGTACTTTCTGATTCTTGATTAGCTTCATCAAATTGAGATTGAATGTCTTCGGTATTACCAAATTCATTCTGTATTTCTCTTACCATAATTAGTTACTTATAATTATTAGCTTTACAATAGTCAGCTAATTGTTTATTTATTGGGAAGAATTGTTCGTGAAGATTACAAGCTTCTAAATCTTCTTTGGAGAAATCTGTTGTATCAAATTTAACTCCACTATACTGGTGTCCATTTTCAGAAGACATAAGCAAAGCTTCAGTTAGAAACTTCTTTTGCATTTCTTCATCAAATTTCTGTTCTCCAGCTGTTAGTTCACCTTTTGCTTCAAGTCTTATAGCTATTTTTTTAAATGTAGGTTCATCTGATATACCGTAAGCTCCTATGTTATAATAGTCACCTTTCTCAAATAACTCATCTAGTTTCTTTACAGTTAACTCACTAATATTAGCAGGTGTTTCTTTCCCACTTGTTTGTATGAAGTTAAACCTAGAAAAACCTTCTACATCTGTTTCTTTAGATAAAGCTCTTGGATGATATAGTGCATCTGATAATGTATTATCTTCAGCTGGATTTAGTATAGTTTGATTAGCTTCTATATTAGTTCTAGCTAATGCTACTTTCTGTACAAAAGCATTATCTGAATTTAAAGACTTTGATATTTCCTCTAAGTTAAGATCATATTGTTTCTGTACATTTTCAGGAATCTCTTCATTGTTATTAGATAGTAGATCTCCTCTTAGTGCATAAGCTCTTTGAATTGCTATCTGTCTTACAGGTATGTCTGAAGCTTTAGACCATGATTGATAGATTCTAGGTAGTGATGTTTTACCTCCACTTTTAACCCAGTTATTTAACTTATCTAATTCATTAAATCCTTCTCCAATAAGTCTATCAGTACTAGAAAATAATTGACTATTCCTCTGATACCCTTGGTATTTCAGAACTGTTTGATTAAACTTAGTTTTTTGAGCAGCTAGTTTAGTTAATTCAATTGCAGTTTTTTGTTCACCATATCCAGATACCTTCATCTGATTGATGAGAGTTTTTAAAGCTTGAACATCTTCTGTTTTAGGTTTTTGAACTACTACTTTATTTATCATATCTACGAAATCTTTATTAACATTTTTTCTAGCAACTTGCATCATCTGATCCTTACTTTCATACTTGTTAGGATCAAGACTATTAAATTCAATAGCTGTTAAGTTAAGTAGTTCTTGTTTAATATTAAGTAGATCTCCTGAAGATATAGTATTGATACCGTTAACAGCTAATGTTGCATCTAAAACTTCAGTTCTTAGTATACCATTAGCAATAAAATAGTCTTCAGTTGTCTTAGTAGTTACTGAATCGAAAGGTGTTAGTTTATCAAGCTTTAATGTATCCATATACTTTTTCTGCCAATATGGATGTAGATTTTCTAGTTCACTTAACAACGGAGCTTGATTAGGATTAATAGCTTGTCTTAAAAGTTTATCATATGTAGGTTTTTGTTTATTTAGAATACCACCAAAGGTCATGATATTTTTCATATCACCACTTAACATACTCCTTAAATCTTTGTCAGGATACCTTCCTTGAAGTGAAGTTAATTCTTGATTAGCTTCTTGAAGTAATTGTTCATCTTGTTCAAAGCTTTCTACTCCTTGGAATTTAGAATAATACTCAGTTGCAAAAGCACTTACACTAGCTTTAACTTCAAATTCCCTTTCTCGTATTTTAACTTCCTTTAACTTCATCAAAGATGCATATATCTCATCTCCCTTACCTTTAAATCTAGCATTGAAAGCATCCCTCATACTATCGTATTGGGTATTATCATTCCACTTATATGGTTGATTGAAAGAAGCTATAAGCATATCAAGATCAACACCACCATCTTCAGGATTTCTCTCTGCTAATTGTAAAAGATCATTCCAAGTAGCCTCAAGGAATTGAGGTAGAGTTTGTTTAGAATCAGGGTTAGCTAATTGGAAAGTTTTGAAAGCATCAGGTATAGCATTTACATCTCCAGTATTTAATGACTTAACTAATATTTCTCGTCTTTCAGCTATTAAATCTATCCTACCTTGCGCTTCTGCTTCATTAGTTTCTTCAATAAATAAAGCTTTATTCTCTTTTAGTATAGGTCTAATTAGATAATTAAGTATTTCATTCTTACTAAATAATTTGTCATCATTTTCATCTCTACTTCTATTAGCATTAGTAGCCATTGAAACTAATAGCCTTCTTCTTATTTCTTCATTAATATGAGGTGGGTTTCCTTCCTGTTCTAAAATCCATGTTTGTCCTTCTATCTTAAATTCTAAACCACCAGACTTAGCTTGTTCATACATGCTGGTTTTAATATTATTAAGATACATAGATAATATTTCTTTCCTTTCTTTCCTGTGATTGATATTCAAGAAACTTAAAGCCCCCTTATTATCACCTAATTTTTCTGAAATAATTGATCCATCCAGATTTAATTTGTCCCAACTTTCATCTCTTTTAGCAGCATTTCTTATTTCATCAGCATCTAACGACTCTGGGTTTCTAGTATGATTTCCGAATTCTCTATTACCTTCTTCAATATAGTTTGCAGTTTCAACAGCTTGGCCTAAAGCTTTAGGTGCTAAGTTAAATAAGAAATCTATATTTTTATCTCTTTGTTTTGCATCAGTCTCAACATTCTTTATGAGGTGTGCTGTTAATGCTGCCTGAGCTTTGACGGATTCTTTAATAGATTCACCCATAGCTTGACTTAAATCAGCATAAGGTTTAGCTTTAAAGTCAGCAGACTTATCTACCTCTGGCTGTTTTAAGGGGGCAGCCCATCCTATTCCTGAATTTGTCATGTTAACCATCCTTCTGTTTTAGATTTACCACCCATCCATTGAAACATACTTGCGTTACCACCAGTACCACCTTCTCCTAGTGTACCAAAGGCACCACCCCAATCGCCTGTACCTATTTTAGCTGCTAGTTTAATAGCTTCAAAGGCTTGGTTCTTCTTAGTATACTGAACACCCATCTGAGCACCTACTCCAACAACTTTTGAATTAGCAGCACCTAATCTACTTGCTAGTTGTATTGCACCAGTATTCGCATTAGCAGCAGCTCCTTCACCTCCTACAAACCTTACCATTTTTTGCATTTGTGATATCTTAGAAGATGCCATTAAACCTATATTATCACCATATCTTCTGCTTCTACCACCTTCATTCACTTTACCAGAAGTAGCAAGTCTTCTTGCTGTATCTTCGTATGCTTGGTTTAGTTTACCTTGTATCTTTAGTTTAGCATTAAATACTTTCTCAGAATAATGTTTGGTGAAAAGACTCCATGCATTATCTTTTGCTTTTTCAACCCCAGTTTCAGTATTATGCATTGCATTACCTCTTGAATTCTGGTTGAATGCAATCTGTAACTGTTTATATCTTGCTGCTCTCGCTGCTGGATCTGGAAATAGTGCCATGTGTAAATTTTATAAATGTTAAATTGTTTGGTCCATAGGAAATTTCTTCCAAAAACTTAAAGCCTAAGAACTTTAGTAACTTTAAATGGACTTTGTTTCTTGCATCTACTATGTTATGGATAAAATTAATAGATCGACCATCTATAAATTCCTTAGCTCCTTTAACAAATGCAATTGGGTATTGATGGATTACTGGAGTACATAACATCCAT